AGCAGGGGCTTGTGCCAAAGTCGTTTGGCGTGCCATGTCGTCGGCATGACGGTTTGCGTATTTCTGTAAAACGGTAAGCACGTCCTCTTCAAAGAAGTTTCCGTACTTCCATCCGCCAGCACGGGCGATTTCATTCAGTCGTACGACACCACCAGCGAGGTCTTCTGCCGTAAGTTCACGGCCAAAGAATTCGTCGCCTTCCTGCAGGGTTCGTGGTGTGAAGTTGCCGCGAGCCTCAAGGTCGCTTATCTTCAGGTTTCGTGCTGCATCGGTTGCTGGTTGTCCACCAGAACGAATGGCAGTCAACGCTTCGTCGCTGAGCATTTGCGGGAAGTAATTGGGGATGAACCCAAGGTCGCGACCAGTTTGTCCGGCAATTTCTTGTGCTTGGCGATAAAAGTCGTTGAGAACGCCATCAATGGCTGCCAGAGCTTTGGCCTGTGCAGGACTGAGAGTTGCGGCAGCACGTGCAGTTGCATCAGTTACAAAAGGAAGAACCGAATTGAGGTCCTTCTTCGTGAACCCTGCTTCTGCCGGAATGTCCTTGCCTAATGCTTTGGCGATGTTTCTTACTCCGCGTGTTGGTTTGCCAGGCTGGAAGCGCCGAGTCAATCCGTAACGAGCGAGAGTTGAAACCGAATCACGGACGTAACGGACGCGGTTGCCACGGAATGCGCGGTCAAGGCGCTGGAACTCAAGGTTGCGTCCTGCCCCCTCAGCCCCTGCCGCACCAGTACGCAAAGCTGCTCGTTCACGGCGCAAACCGGCAGGGAAAAGTCCACCCTCTCCCGTCGGAACGATTGCGCCAATGCCAACACGGGATGCAACGCCTTCACGTGCTCCCTGTAGGCCGTATGTAATCGGACGGGTAATTCTGCCAGTGCCAGGCAACTCAATCATTCGGTTGCCGAGACCAAGGCGCAAACGACCGCTGACTCCAAGCAATGATTCAACTTCTGTCGGTGCCTTGAAAGCAGCACCGAGGCTCGGAATCAATCCAGCAAAACCACGAGATGCGGTCTTGGCAATCACTTCGTCCGTAATTACGTCAACGGTGTAACGGGCAAGACCAACTTGTTCTGGCGCATACAGGCTCGGATTTTTTGCCGCATCATCAATCACCTGTTGCGCTGCTCGTCGCTGGTCAACCAATCGCTGAGCTAAAGCGCCAGCACCGTCACGACCACGCACACGTGGAGCCTTTGGCCCCTTTACGGCTGCTGTCGTCTGCTTTAATGCTTTGTTGGCCGCATCAACCGCTTCCTGTGCCTTGGCTATATCGGCTGCGTTGCCAGCTGCTTTTGCCGCATCAAGCGCCTCTAGTGCGCCTTCTCGCACGATTGCGGCCTTGCCCTGAGCACGCAAAACGTCACTGGCGAGTTCGGCTGCACGAAACGCATCTGGAGCAAGCCCAGCAGCCTTGGCGGTTCCTTTCACCGCAACACCGCCAACACCGCCAGAAAGCAAGTTCACTGGGTCGGCAAAAACTTCACCGAGAAAACCAACGAATTGGTCAACATACGGGTTGCCCGTAACGTCACGCCAAAGAGTCGTACCAATTCCCGTCTCCGGGTTCTTGGTTGTTTCCATGAGTTCACTCCACTGGAAACCAGCCTTGCCACGGCTTACTTTTGGATACTCAAGCGCTTCAATTCCTTGTGGTCCACCACGGAAAATTCCACCAGGGCCAATCGGTTGGCGAAGTTCTGGCGGAAGCGGGAAGAATTGCTCTTCCCCACGCTTTGCCCTGCCTGTAAGTACGTCAAGTTCGTCGCCGGCTTCCTTTAGCAAACCAACCCAGAATCGGTAGCCGGTCTGATACGCACGGTATGGAGGTGTAAGAACCGGCTTTATCCCACGTTCAATTGCTTGTCCTGCAGCGGCTCGCACGCCCTCGCCAAGGTTTTTGTCAGTAAACGGCAACGGAATGTCGGAAACGTCAAGAACATCCGGCAATATGGCACCAGCAGCACTTTTAATTTTTCCGCCAACCGTTTTGAGTCCAGGAATCCAAGTGGCAAAGCCAGTGTCGGGGCGTTTGCCGGTATCCAGTATTTCCTGCGTAGTTGTTTCTGGAATGCCAGCAGCACGTGCATTTGCCTGTGCGCGCTCGGCTTTGATTATCACCTCACGAAGTTCTTCTTCTGTGATGTTGGTGAAAGGACCAGTTGGGGTTGGGCGGCGAGAGGTCGTAGCAGGCGTCGTGGTTGGAGTCGTTCCTTTTGAGCCCTTTACGTACTTATCCCACCAGTTCTCGTCCGGCGGTGGCGGCGCATTGCGTGGAGCCACGCTCAGCCCCCTGACTTTACTCGTCTGCCCTTGAGCGAATCGCGACGGTCGCGCTCATCGTTCCATGGAGTACGACCCAAACGAGTGAACTCGGATGCCAACCATGCTTTGTACTGTGCCTGCGTTCTGGTGTTGGGCGTCTTTTTCACAAAGTCTGAGTACAGTTTTGCCGCACGTGGATTCGTAAGAATGTCAACAGTGCCAACGTCAAAGTTGGTCATCGTCCCGTACTTCAAGCGACGGTCGGGCATCTGGTACTGAAAATCCTTGTTTGCCTCAACTGCCTTCAGATAAGCCTTTTCCGTCGGCTTGCCGTAGCGGTTGTATTCATTCCAAATGTCCTTGGCGTAATCAAGCGCCTCGGTTGAAAGAAGACCAGTCGGGTACTGCAAATTGCCGGCGTTTACCTCGGTCTTGATGTTATTAAGAATCTTTGGCCACGGGAGACCAGCCTCAACCATCGCTACGACTCCCATTTCAAATGGGTCTCCGGACGACTTTGCTGTCGTGTAGTTGGGCGCTTGGTCAAGGCTCAACGGAGAAACCTTTGCGTACGAACCCTTACCGAAAACGAAGTCAAAGTACTTGGCAAAATCCTTGTCGCCAAACTTCGGTGCGCGAAAAGCTGACGGCAAAAGTTCGGCAGAAGTAGTTGCGTAATCCTCGTTATACCACTCGTCCGGTCCACGCGGTTTCGTGCTTGCCGTCGGCATGCGAGTAGGCGTAGCTGGCATTATCTCGCTCTTCGGCATCTGAAGCGCACGTTCCTCAATGAACTTGCCAGCGCGTTCTGGAGACGCGCCAGCAGCCATCAGGCGCTGACGAAACTGGTTAACTGCCATCTCTTACCTCGTGATGTTTGCGCCGAGTTTGGGGAACTGCTTCCTAATTTGGGCAGGTGTCGCATTCGGATTGTTTGCAACGAAGTTCTCAACTCGGTTAGCCAAAGACTCGTTCTTGATGCCACCAAGTTTTGCCGCCAACTGCTCAACCGGTGAAGGTTTGACCACGGGTGCAGGTGCCGTTGTTTCAACCGGTGCTGGTCCGCCTTCGGCTTCCGTAGGCTTGACGTAACCCTGACCAAGAAGAGCGGCGAGAGCGTCACTGAGGGCCTGGTCGCGGGCTGCTGCTTCACGCTGAGCCTGTAGACGGGCAGCGGAAATGCGAGAGGCAAGGTCGTTGAGTGCAGCAAGACGAGTCTGCTCAAGACCCGATGTAGCGCCAGCATAAAGCTGACCAAGATTGCTCAAACCAAGTGTGCGAGCCATCTGCTCTTCGGCTAAACGAGACTGCTGTTGCTGCTGTTCTGACGCCGTAAGGACGTTAAGCAACTGGTTGTAGTTTTCCGCTCCACCAGCAAGTTGAGCATTGAGCATGTCAATTTCCGCCTGCACCGGACCTTGCTCAACGCCACGAGACTGCATGTACTGGGCGAGAGCGTTCTGTGTCGTGGTCGGCATCGTTCTCTGCGTTTGTGCGTACGCCATCGCTGGATTCTGTTGCAGGAACGTCTGAAGCGCGTCAAATCCAAGTCGCATCTGCTGCTCTCCGGTAGCGCGTCGCTGACCAAGGGCCTCAAGGAGGCGGTTGTACTCGTCTTGAATGTATTTCTGACCAGCGGCTTCTTGTGCGCCAATTTCACCACTGATTACGGATGGAACTCCTGCGCCAATTTGGCCACGCAAATATGCCGCCTGTGCCGCTTGACCCTGTCGGATTCGCTCTGCAGCGGCTGCGGCTGCAGCCTGTTCAGCAGCAAACTTGTCGCGAGCAAGTGCTGCCGTATCAACGCGAGCCTGACCGAGTTGGTTGTAGTAGCTACTTGGTATTCTGCTTCCACCCGTTGACTCAAGCGTGATGTTGTCGCCCCAAACTCCGCCCACGTCATTTGGGTCAAGGGAGCCGAAGTCTGTTTGGTTATCTTCCTCACGGTCGGCGGTCAGGGGCATGCCACGACCGGACAGTGCTCGTTGCGCAAATGGTGAAATTCTGACTGCCATGTGATTACCTCAAATTCAAAAGCGATTGTGCATCTTCGGATATCTGGCGTGCCTTCTCTCGCTCTAGGTCGGCTAGGCCACGCTCGTAGTCCGAACGGTAACCCGATTCTGCCAGTTCAAATCCACGCATTGATGATGCAAGGTCCTCTTGCGCACGACCCATCGTTTGGGCACGACGACGTGCGTATTCGTTCAACGCCTGATTATAGGCTCCGCTTCGTACTCCTTGCCCGGTTAGACCACGGCGTGCATACGACGAGGTAAGGCGTGGAACTTCGCCCAATCCACCCGTTGCCGTAGGTCCGAATGCTTGGCGCGTGTAATCCTCAATTTGGCGTTGTGCCGAAGTGCGGGCAAGATACTGGCGATAGGCGTTCATGGCCGCTTGCTGGCTGAATGCCGCGAGCAGGTTTCGCCTTGCTGCTTCGTATATTGAGGGGTCAAAAGCCATAAAAGTTCCTATCTAAAAGGATAATTCATTACCTGACGTAGTCGTACCACTTGACCACGGCGTACCTGATTCCTCGGGTCACCGCCGTAACCTGGTGCATGTACGGGAAACCGGAGCAGAAAATCACCATATCCCCTGCCTTCGGGGCTATTTTCAGCCCAAACTCCTTGAATTCAAGCTCTCCACCCTCGTAATTGTCGTTCAGGAACAGGGAAACCGACACAACCCGAGGGAACCGTGGATGGTCGTCTATGTGGTTATGGAACAGATTTCCGGGCTCATAACGCAGCAGGACGGTGTGGTGGCTGTGCAGCGGGACGATGCTGTAGCGCCCCCTGAAGTCCTCCACCGCCGCGTCAATGCCCTGGCTCAGCGATTCCCCTGCCCTGCGAATCGGGTCTTGCGGGTGGCACGACGACTGAACCCCGGTCAGGAAATAGTTGTAGCAATTACGGGCGGCGTAGTCCACGGCGAAGTCGCCGCTTTCGGACAGGATTTCCGCTGGTTTCCATTGCTTGTACATGGAGTTCTGAATCAAGCCACGAAGAATGCGAGCGGATTCAGGGGCAATGGAGTACTTGACTATTCCTGGAGCCAGTTCGTCCTTGGAGCGAATGCTCATATCCACCAGTTCTGGTGGCAGGTTAACTTGTTCGCCGACGAACTTGTCGTACAGATTCAGCGTGTGGACGTAGTCGTGGCAGGAACAAACCGGCTGATTGAGCGGGACATCTGGGAGCGCCATAAAGCGATTACGGTTGAAAAACCGTGCATCGCCATCAATGCCGTAATCATAAATCCCTCTTTCGTTGGACTGAATCCAATGGTTTGGTTGCGTGAAGTGCAGGAACAGAACGGTGGTCCATACGTCCTCTCGGTAGGTCGGATATGGAGGACGCGAATGGATGTGTTGCTGGCCGGCAAAAATGATGGCGTTATTCGGCTCCTGTTTGAACTCTTGCCCTTCCACGATGATGCCCCAATCGGCGGTGTTCTCCACCGTGATGTCAATCGTGGTCTGCGTTCCGTTTTGGTCAACATGCTCCCATAGGTGAGGAATGCACCCGTCCTTTTTTTGATAACGGACGGCGAAGAAATACGCCTTCATAAGGCTGTCGTCGCCAAATATCTCACGAGCCCGAGCGACGCAGTATTCCTCAATGTCGTCGTCAAACTGGATTGGCGCTTCCCATCTGGCGAGCATGGTGTGGAATGGATGTTCGTCGGTGCCCATTCCGGTTGCTCTTACAGCCTCAACGACCCGTTGAAACATCTTGGGCGGAAAAAAATCCTGAACTACGGATGGCTCTCTGAGCGCCTCCGGCAGTTCAAACTTGATATCGGCGGTAATCGTCATGTCACCACTTCCCGAGCGGGCAAGTTGCTTTCTCCAGTCGCACTTTCATGTTCATGAAGCAACCGCATTGCTTGCACTGCTTTGTTGCCTGAATCAACTCGGGGCATTCGTTGCATACGCTCATCCGCTTTTCCGACACGTCATCGGCAACTTTTGGCTGAGTCAGCACGTCCCACGGCCTAGTATCGCCGAGCTTCTTTTTGTACTCCTGCCACGCAGACATCATTGCCCTCCGTCGGGGCGACGAAACTTCCCGTTTTCATACAGATAACCGAACTGAACGTCGTCGTTCGGGTCAACTGGCAAAATCGTCGGATTTGACGAGTAAATTGCCACCATCATTTCGGCTTCTGGCGGAACGCGCACGATGTGCGCCACCTCACCATCTACGACATAGACGAACTTGAGGAACTTTGATATGTCTTGTGGTGGTTGCCCATTGGGCAGATTCATCATGTTTTGCACAACTCATCCTTCGTTGATTGTGGGTTTTGTTAGAACGGGCAGCTTGGGTCTCCGTAGTTGCACTGAATGAACAGACCGTATCCACAGCATCCGTCTGCCGTAAAGTAACCGTACCAAATTCCGTTGAACGGACCGCAAATATCCGGAATACATGCGTTGTATTGGTACTGGAAAATCCACTCGCCACCTGGAGGCGGATATCCGGGGCATACGCGACCTGCGCACGGGTCCACTGGCGGAACGACGGGCGGCACCACGGGAGGAACCACGGGTGGAACGACTGGAGGAACAACGGGCGGCGTAACTGGAGGAACAACCGGCGGAACAACGGGTGGAACCACGGGCGGAACTGCTGGAGTTACTGCGTTTGATGCCGCCGACTCCGCAGACGTTACTCCATAAGAAGTGGTCAGTCTCACCTTAAATGTATAACTGGTTCCGTTGGTCAATCCAGATACGGTTATCGGCGATGCAGAAGCCGTTCCGGTTACGTTGCCTGGAGTTGAAGTAGCCGTATATGTAACCGCACCACCTTTTCCAGTGTTGGTCGGTGGCGTAAAAGCAACCGTAGCGGAGGCGTTGCCGGCTGTAGCCGTGCCGATGGTAGGCGCATCTGGTGCACCACCACTTCCCGCTATTACGATTGCTGGATTCATATCAGGCTGCCAGGTCTCCTGCTGCCATCCAAAGGTTGGCTGCTCGCTTAATCAACACAGCGGAAGACCACTGCGCACGCAACTTTAGACCAGGTGTGGCGTTAACCACGACACCTCCAGCAGTGGCAATTACGCTTTGACCAGTACCTGTCTGTGTGACGATAATTTGGGTTCCGACTGGAAAGTTCACTGACGAGTCGTTTGGAACCGTCAAGTTCGTGCTTCCTGCGTTGTTCATCTCCACTATTTTTCCGTCGTCTGCAAGTACCAATGTGTAAGTTCCTGCGGTCTGGTTTATCGCAATGTGACCGATTACGTTGCCGCTTGCGTTTAATGAAAAACCGGTGGCGACGCCAATGTTAGGCGTTGTCAGGGTTACGCTGCTTGCAATCTTGCTTGAGGTTACGGCACCGCTGGCAATCTTTGATTCAACGATGGCCGATGATGCAATGTCCTCAGAGTTGATTGCACCTGCGTCAAAATTCGTTCCGGCGGAAAGTGCGTCAACGAAGTTCTTGACCGCCGTAAAGTTGGCGTTGTGCTCTGAAGCAACGATTGTTTGACCGTTGCTGAATGTGTTTGGAATGGTAAGCGTTGCCATGGTTACTTGTTGCTCCTAATCTTGCGTCGCTTGAACTTGAAGGCGATGGAGTTGAGTCCCCACGCTCGCCCGGGCGTGTTCGTCAAATCCCCTGTAGGACCAACGAACTCTAGTTGTACGGCTTTTGCCGTCTTTAGTCTTCCACCTACGCGGATACCCTCGCGCAATATGGACTGTCCATAAACGCCGCCAGTGCCGTCATTGCTGTACGTGGACGTTCCGTACGTGCCTCCAGTTGACGTCGGAATCAATGTGAGGGTTGAACTCGTCACCACTTCCTCCGTATTAAAATCGTGGTAAACGTCAACACGAACCTGCGTTTCGTTTTCCACGCCCTTCACGACATAAAGGCTTTTTACGAAGGTTTTGTCCTGCACGTAACGGTCGTCGTAAAACCAAGACGTTCTGTAATAAGTCTGTATGTCACCTTCGTCGTCGCCTGACGCAATGTCGTCTTGAACATTGTCGTATTCGTCAACGTACATGACGTAAGGAAAATCGTTGTCCGGCATTATTACGAGGTGCCAGGCCGTATCCGTTGAGTCTTGCCAGTCAATCCCGCAAATTACGCCCCATCCATCAATGTCAGCGTTATTGACTTCGTCATATGTCGCAGACTGAAACAACGTAAACGCTCCCTGCGGACCGATTGACGGGTCAAATACGAAATTGCAGTTGACGTAGTTTGGGTTGCTGCCAGTGTCAAATATGTCAAACGGCATTGACATCCACAAACGGTCGTTGATGAACGAAAGAGTGATGGTGTTAAGGATTGATGAGTTAACTCTGTCTGTTTCAATGATTGGCTTGAGTCGGTCAAACAGGTTGCGGATGCCGTTGCGGTCAATGAAGAACAGACCAAGTGGGTAATCAAAGAAGTAGACGCCACCGTTGCCTGCAACGCACTGTTGCGGATAATCAATGCCAACGACAGTCGTTAGTTCAACCAACTGGAACGAGTCGGCGTCGTAGCCCATGAGCAGATAAACGGCTTTTGGCTTAAAGATTACGAGTTGACCGTCAAGAACGACGATTCCTCTTATGCCTTCGCCGCCAGCAATGATGTCAATGTAGTCCTGTTGATACCATGCTTCTGGCAGATTTTCGTGCGACCAACGAATGCGATTCGGGTAGGCAACTCCGTTTTCGTAAGTATTCGCAACGAACAACTTGTTCGCGTGAGCGACGACAAGTTCTGCCCGTGGCATGTACCCACTGCCGCCAGTGTCGTAAGGTTGCCACGTTGGTCCAGACGCTGTTAATCCAGTGGTGTATGCGTCGCCTACTCTCCACTTTTGCATTTGTGTTGAATCTTTACCCAGTGCCATGTACAGCGTGTCTTCCCATTGGGTAAAACTTGCGCCGTTTGACGACTTCACGGCGACTGGAGTAAATGCCGCAGTATCCAAGACGGTGAAGTTTGAGCCCGATGAGAAAAAGACTTTTCCGTCGGTTGGACCAGTTGCTTCGTAACCAGTGGTGAGCATGATTTGCGGAGAACCAAGAAAGTCGTAGTTGTACAATCCTTTTGGATTCCAAGTATTTCCTGGTGTAACTACGGCGTTAGTGTGCTTTTTCTTGTATCCGGCACGGCTAAAAACACCGCCACGTGGGTCAACCTCAAGATTCAGGATGAATGGCGACTCGTTTTTGGCAAGCTGAAACTGGTCCGCTCGGTAATTTACACCGCCGGTGAAGTCACGAATCTGGTCAAAAAGAATCTGCGCCATTTAGTACATCAAGGCAATCGGGTTCGGGGTTCCTGGCATTACCTGAATGCCCGGGTAATCAGCCCACCAGTAGTCGTACTGGGTGAGTTGTAGGCCACCCGACATGATGAGCGGCTGGTTGTTGTTCGGAGCGGTCAGGTTGCCCTGAATTATCGCTACTTCTTGTTCAAAGTTGCGGTTGTAAACCGCCGCCATCTCGGGGTCTTCTTGGAACTGGAAGATGCGGGCCATCACGTAATTGGTCAACGCCAGTTGCATGTCTGGACTGATGTCAATCGGCAGGTTTACGTCGGACAACCAATCAAGGTTTGGTCGTCTGAAACCACGAATCGTAAGAACGTATACGTCGTCGGGCTTCGGCCAAAGGTTGAGCGTGTTCGCCCAAATGCTGAAGTAGGCGGGGATGCCGGGCTGGTCCGCTGCTCCAACCCAGAGGCTTTCGCACTTGAACTGGTCAAGGGCAATCAGTGCGTTGCCGGCGTTGGTGTTGTTGACGACCGAAATGATTTGGTTCAAATCAGGAAGGGTCTTCGTTGTAACCGTTGGATTTGATTGCGTGAACACGGTGTAGCCACGTTGGTTCGCTACGGTAACCAAGCCAAGCGTGTTCTGGTAGTACGGCCACCTAGTGGTCAGGTTGTAAATCTTTTGGAATCCTTCTTTGATGAAACCGTAAACCAAGTCGGTTGAGATGTCATCGTTCGGGTCTTGACCAATTTCCAAATCAGACAGCTTGGACACGAAGTCGCGCATCTGCGCAAGCGTCAAGTTCTCGTTCTGAAATGGAATTGCCATGGTCTACTCCTCTACTGGCGGCTTTACCTGAACCTGGATGCCACCTTCGTTTCCTTCGCGCTGGAGTTTTTCCAACTGACGCAAGTGACCTATGCAAAATTGACTACCGTTTGCCTTTGGGCCACCACAGGCCGTTCCCTTTTTCGTGACGGCGGTGCATGTATCAAGAACGCCAAAAGGTACGCCCGACGGAGGCGCTGGCTCGCTGCCCGCAACCGACATGTACGACGGAACCATTGCGGCCTGTTCCGAGGTAGGGTTTACCCCGTACCTTTCGGCACCTTCTGGCATCTGGCTCTGGTAAACGGAAATTCTGGGCATGGTTTGTCCTTCAATCGTTGTTCTCTACATAATAAGCGTTTTCGTTACTTGTAGAGGTCCAGTACCACCGGTTGACCATTTCGGGGTCGTACACGTAGTCCTGCGGGCGTTCTGCGTCAAGCACAAATGGAATTGGCCAGGGCTCCGGATTGCTTGAAGGAGAGCGCACCGAAACCCTGACCAAACCTTGAACCAGCCGCTTTAGCGGCGTTGATTACGAGCCTGACGGCCAGTCAACGCGCTTCCACGACAGAGTGGAGAGACCACCCTTGGCCGTGATTTTGCTGGCATTCTCAGCCACGCCAGAAACGGCGATGAAACCATCAGCCGACGGGGTGATGACGCCGGAAACGACGGCTGTGTTCAGTCCGTCAATTGATGCCGTGCCATGGTCCGGGGTGTCAATCGCAGAAATCTGCGTTGAAACCGAAGTCGTGGCGGCGGTTGGGTACGAGGACACGGCCTGAAGCACGGTCGGTGCCGCACCGGCGGTGATGCTGAAGGCAGCGCCTTCGGTTGCACCGTCTGCGTCGTACACCACTTCTGCGTGGAACTCGTACGTCTGACCGGCGAAGCCGTACCAGCCGAAGTCACCAGCATCCAGTGCCGCGTAGGTCGTGCCCACGACGACATCGGAAGCCAGCACGTTGGTGCGCTCCACGATGAATTTGTTGTTTGTTGCCATGATGTTTCTTGCTCCTTGCCTTTCGGCAGATAACCAATCTGGCGGATTGGGATTGTTGTTATTGCTGCCCTATTGGGCTGGGCCCCTTCAAGCCCAACCCTCTAGGAACATTTATCAGGCGTCAGCCGTCATGTAGCCCTGGCGTGAGCGGTTGCTGCACGTGAGCTCACCGAAGGCCATGACGAGCGCGTAACGAGCGTCAACGCCCGCAACGGTGCCCTTCTGGAACTCGGTGGTCTCAAACCAGTGGCTGTTCATGCCAGTGAGCTTGAGGTACTTCGTGTTGAGGAAGTACATGGGGGCGTCGGTCGTGTCGGTCGCGAGAGCGAGGTCAAACACGAGCGGGGTCTGCTTGAACAGCAGGTTGGTGAAGCCGGCGTTTGCCTTGGCGACGTCCTGGTAACGGACGTTCTGCTGCAGCAGCGCTTCGTACTTCTCAAACAGGCTGTGGTTGGTGACGATGAGGTCCGGCACATCCGAGCCCTTTGAGGCGCGGTTGTAGACATCGCTCATGTTCTGGAGCGACAGCGTCGCGCCCATGGTCGTTGCCTGCGTCGGGTTCCACCAGGTGTTGCTGGTTGAATCAATGCCACCGACCGTGTTGTTCTGCGTACCGATGATGTTGCCAAGGCCATTGAAGTCCTTGCCACCATTGCCGGTGCCGTCCGAGAACAGCATGTCGTTGAGAGAAGTCTTGAGCGACATCTCCGCCTGCATGATTTTGGCGTTGAGCAACTTGATGATTGCCTCGGTGCCACGGTTCTTGGCTTCCTCAATGCCCGAGATGGCGATGGACGCAGCAATCTGCTTCCAGTCGTACTCGGCGGCTGAGATGCCGTCTTGTGGGGTGAGGTCAATCGCGTCGTAGCCGCTGTACGAAGAAACAGTGTTGTTCACCGCGTACATGAGTGGCTCAACGATTGAGGTACCACCCTCTTCAACGACCACGCGACCGCGCTCGTTGAGGTGGTTAAGAAGGACTAGGTCCTTGAAGATGTTGTCAACGAGCGTCGGACGATAGTTCTGAAGCGTCGTGGACAAAATCGCATTAAAGTCGGGGTTACCGGCCATGATTTTCTCCTGATTGTTGTTGAGTGTCGTTCTCAGCTACCGAGCTGGCGTTTCGCCTGTTCGTAAGCTTCAAACACGGATTTGGGCTGAGCAGATGGCGGCTGCGAACCTGACACCTTTGACGAAGAGCTTGAGACGATGCTCGCACTCCGCTTAGCGTTCAACCGTTCCTGTTCCTCCGCCAGCTTCTTGCTGGCTTCGGCCTTCTCGGCGTACACCTTGTCAAAGGCGAGTGCTTTGAACACTGCCTCCAAGTCGGTGGTACCGAGCTGGTTGGCACGGAAGACCACTTCGTCGGCGTTAAATTCGTCGCCGTACTTGCTCTCCAGAGTTCTGATGGTGCTCATCAACGCATCCATCGCCCGTTCCTGTTCAAGAATGGCGAGTCGGTTGTTGAGTTCCTTCACCTGCTTTTCCTCCGGAGTCAGGTATTCCTCTTCCTCCGGCGTCACCGCCGCTGGTTGAGAACTACCGAACTGTTGGTTCAGCAGGCGCAACGTGTTCTCGGGGTCCTTTTGCAGGGCTTCCTGTAAGGTCGCCGCGAACTGGAGTTGCTTCCTCTGTTCGCTGAGTTCCTGCGTCTTCCGCGTGTAATCGGCTTGGCGCTGGTACCCGGCTAGAGCCTCCGAAATCGGAACCGCTACTTCTTGACCGTCAACTTGGAGTTTGACGTATTTCTCGCCTAACTCTGTGACCTCAAGGAAGTCGTATTCTTCCTGCGGAGTTTCCGCTGTTGCCTCTGCCGTCTCAACGACTTGTCCCTCCTCGGGGGCCGTATTCTCTGGCATTGCTTCAGCTATTTCTGTTGTCATGGGAGTCCGTCCTTCGTTGGTTATTCCCTGGAATTAACTTCCTATATCTAAGCACATTTCATTACATTGGGTGGGGAACTAACCACCCTGAGCGAGAATTGCCTGCAGTATCTCCGGTGGCAGACCTTCCAGCCCAGCCGCTGGCGGAACTCCAATTTGACCACCAGGGCCTTGAATTGGTCCAAGTCCCATCATTTCAGGTGGCATTCCCATCATTTCTTGCCCCATGCCTGGCGGTGTACCTGGGCCCATACCCATTGGCTGAGCGCCCTGACCCTGCATCGGACCAGCCTCCATGGCTGCCTGCGGGTTGAGGAAAGACTGCGGGTCCTTGACGCCGAAACCGACGCCGAGCACGTATTCGGCCAGTTTGGCGAGATTTACGAGACCAGCCTGAGCGAATGGTTGCATTGCCCCGACCATCTGGAGCGCCATGTCGCGGCGGAAAGCCTCGTTGCGTGGAGCGGTTGAGCCTGCCTCCGTGGTGAAGTCAAACTGTCCAGTGATGTAGTCCTTGTCAAACGTCAGCCATACGGGCGCTGCTTCCGTCCCCACGATTCTCACCGTCTGCTCACCGGTCATGAATTGCTGGGCGAGCATGATGAGGTTCTGGGCGCACTTGGCGATGTGATTCTCAATGGTTACCAGTTTCTCGGCAACTCTTGCGTTGCCCGCCTCGGCGATGATTGACGCCTCGCGAGCGGTGCGGGTCGTCTCCGGAATCGCACCACGCTGGTATTCGGAAACACCAGATACGCGGTCAATGTCGTTCTGGATGAGAGCCGACTGGTTGTAGAACTCGGGTGGGTTGATGAGCGCCGGCATCGGAACAACGACGTTGGCCAGGTTCTCCGAGCCCTTGACCGGAACGATTACGTTGTCGTCGTCCGACGCAAGCATCTGGCGACCGAAGTCGTCAAACGCAGATTCCATGGCGAGCCACTTGCGCGAGTAACGCTTTCTATGGTTCATCATCTGCGTACGTGTTTCGTTTAGTTCGTACTGCAACGGTTCAATTGCTTCCAGTTCACCCATCGGATAGAAGAAGCCAGGAATCTCGTAGTTGCGCAACATGACGAACGGATGACCGAATACGTACGGCATCTTTATCGGCTTGATGAGGAACTTGTCCCCGCCGCTGTCCGAAAACACGCACATCTCTCCGGTGTCAATGTTGTAATACTCGTAGATATCGCAGAACGCATCGTCTTCCTGCGGACCGTACTGAGTGCCGGCCAGCGTCACGTCGTAGTTGGCGTTGTAGCGACGGTAACTTGACGCCGTAAGTTCGGAGCGTGCGCCAGCGTCGTAGCGCTTGTCGTTCTTGGCTTCTTTGAGCGGACGACGAATCAACTGCGCAATCCAACGAGCGTCGTTCATGTTCTCCGCATCCGGGTCAACGAACATGAAGAATGGGTCAACGCGCTCAACGAACGGTCGGTCTTCGCGAATAATCAACTGTGATTCGGCGTCGTCGGCAGGGCGCTGTTGCGCCGCTTCGTCAGCCGTGTACTCAACTTTGTTCAGTTGCGACTCTTCTACGAATCGGTAACCGGTCTTTACCCAGCCGTGGCCGATAATCAGGTAGTCCTTAACCGCACGCTGAAACTCTTCTTGGCAGTCGTAGTGCTGCCACCAATAGTTGATGATTGACTCCGTGACAATCGCCTTGTCTCCGTCCTCCGGCGTACGCGGGTTGACGTTGATTTTCGGGCGACCGATGGACACCGACGGAGCGAGCGTGTTAATCGTGGAGAAAGCAATGTTGACGAGCAATCTGTCGCCGACGGCCTGACCACGATAATGACGACCGCGATACAGGTTGATGAGTCGCTGCCACAATTGGTCGTAGTTTTCTTGCCTACGAAATTGCTTGGATAGGTCAATCTTTGACCGGTAATTAGCGAGTTTGTCAGCGTTTGATTGGCGTGCCATTACTTGTCCTTCATCTTCTTTCGGTCATTGCGTGCGGAAATAGCCTTTGCTTTCGCTTTGGCGTCAGCCTTGGACGAAGCACCCCACGCCTGGAGAGACAAGAGTAGACGGGTTGGCTGACCCTTGGCATCGCGCTCCGGGCCGGGCATGTTGCCCATGCGAGCAAGAAACGACGCACGACGAGGATTGTCACCCGACTTAACTGGCGCTTTGAGATTCATTCCCTGCGCTTTTGCGGAAGCACGACCCTTGGCGTTAAGACCGCCCTTTGGGTTCTTGCCCTCTTTGCGTTGCCATGCTGGTGTTTTTGCCATTACTTCTTCAAACCTTCTCCGATTGCGGCAAGACGGCAGTAACCGTTTGCCTCCGCTTTCTGAACGATGATGTGGCAACCCTTCATCTTCGGGCACCAAAACGCACAGTTTGAGCACTTGACGCCCATGTCCTTGTTTTCGTTTTTGCTGGGCGATTCATAACCGACCCAAATCCCGTTGCCGTCGTTATCGGCCAACTTGCCGTACTCCTCAACGATTTCAAACATTGCCTCTACGTACTTGGCTTCGGCGGGAGCAAGTTTGATTTTTTCGTTGGTTACGCCATCGGGCAACTCACCGTTCTCTTCTCGCTCTTCGCCTTCTTCCTCGTGACCCCCACCCATCTTGATGGAGATTTCAAAAGCCTTACCAAGCGGCATGTCTGAATATCTCATTATTTGCCTCTTGCTGCTCTCATGTTGTCTACGAGGTTGGGGTAACGACGACCAGCCTTTTTCGCCGATGCCTTTGCCTTTGCTTTTTGTGCAGGAGTCAGTTTCTTGGATTTGCCCAACGACTTTGGTCGCGGCTTTTCCCAAACCGGCTTAGCGCTTTTTCTTTTTGCCGCCACGTTTCTTCCTCTTTGGATAGTTCTTGGTCGTTGTCGCCGGCAGTGCCGGGTAACTCGGATTACCGGCCACCAGAGCCCTTGTAACCACGCTGCTGCATGGCTTCCTGCTTCTCCATCTTCTTCAGCGAAGGAGCCTTGGACTTCTTCTTGCCCTTGGATGACTTCTTCTTGGAGGCATTCATGTATGACTCCTTCATGGACATTTTCTTTCCGTACATGTCACTTGCCTTTCTTTGTTGAACGCTTACGGCCCTTTGCGGCCATCTGTTGGAACTTTTCTTTGCCGTACTTCTTGCGACCGATGGATGCGGCGACGGCAGCGGGGTCGCTGACCTTGCCCTTCAGCGAACGCTCCAGTTTCTGGAAACGCCCGCCACCACCGAGCTTCATTGACTTCTTCTTCGCGGCCATGGTTCCTCCTACTTGCTTGTTCTGGCTGTTTGCCACTTGACCAACGCCGAACCGTCTGTGTACGACGACATGCGTGCACGAACTACTTCAAAACCTTGGCATGAAGCCACTGGAGATACAAGTGTTCCTGCGGCGGTGAGAGTGCTGACGATTGAGCCACCGGTGGGCAATTGCAAGCCGAAAGAGGCGAAAGTTGTTCCGTCAACGCTGGCCTCAAACGTAATTGTTCCAGTGAATGTTCCGGTAACAACAAAAGCGATTCTGTCGCAGTCCGAAACAGTTACGGTGACGGCTTCGTTCAACGCATCAAGCGTCGTGCCTACGTAATCCTGAAATACTTTCATGGCTATTTGCCTTTCTTCTTGGTTTTCATTGCCTTCTTGTACGCCTTACCCATCGGTGACTCAACGACAATTGCGAGTACGCCGAACTTTGGTTTCTTGGATTTCTTGGCTTTCACTTTTTCCTCGCAGTCTTCTTTGGGCCGAGATGCCATTTGATGTGTTCGTCAATTTTTCCGTCCACACGGTCAACCTTGTGGTCAATCTTGTCCAGCAACCGCTTCACGATTGCATGGTCCTCTCTGTTCTCTTTTCGCAATCGCTGGAGCACAACTACGAGCGGACCGCCGATGATGGCGACGACAATTGGCACCAGCCATTCCATTAGATGAGTTCCTTCCTTGCGGGGACCTTTTCAATTTTGCCTTGCTTGAATGCGTCGGATTCTTCGTATGAACGCTGAATCTCCCGCACCGTTGGGCCACGCCAGTTGTCTAAACCGTGGCGAAAACCCAATCGGATGGTTTTGACGTGACATCCAAAGCAAACGCCCCTTCTCCGGTCGTTTTCCGAGTCAATCGGGCGATTACAGGATGAACAATGCATCAAAACCTCTATATCAAAGGATAATCCATTACATGTACCCATGGCGACTAGTACGTATTGAACTCGCCGATAAAGTACCGTTCTGGCACTTTTGCTGGCCTCTTTACCTTCTTGGCGAAGAAGTTCAGCGTGCCCCACGGGGCGTCGGTCTTGGGTCGGTATTCGGGCAACCACACGTATTTCAGCATCTGGTTGGCAATCGCTAGGCTCATGACTCGGTCGTCGTGTGGGGAGCCGTGCATGGACCCGTTGTCGTCACGGACGTAGGTCTTTAGTTCGGCGATGGTTTTGTCGCAATTTATCCGAAGCGAACCGTCACGAATAGCGGCATTCAATTCGTCAATAGCTAACGGTTTTGTTAGCGTTGTGGTCTTCCAGCCCAATTGTTCCGTCTGTTCTGCCCGGCGATTACCCACCCTACGCTGACGGTAAAGGTTGTAGTAATTCATCTTGTTCAACGCCGTCAGGGTGGTCAAACCGTGGTTGTTTGACTCAACGCCAATCAGGGCTTCGTTGTAGAAGTGGCCCAGCGCATATAGGACTTCTTCTCCAAACTTGTCTGGGTCCACATGCCCGTGCCAATGGGCGACGATTTCGCCACTTTTGGCGTCAATGACGTGGGCTGACGAGTAGTCGCCTCTTGCCAGACCTTCGGCGACGTCGGCTCCGATGACGTACGAGGTGCCGAAAATAGGCAGTTTCCATACCGTCAAAGGACCACCGGACGACTCAAACATGAAGGAGTTCGGTGCGTCGCTGAGCTTTTTGTTGTATCCCTCTTTGCCTTTTTCAATCTCCTGATTGCGCAGCATGTCAATGTCAAAGACCGGGCGACCAGAGCGAATGAACGCTTCTTCCGGGTTGGACGGGTATTCCTGATGCAACTGCCAAATCGGTAGTTCGCGAGCCTGGGCGTCATACCAATCTTGGTCGCGGTCCTGATTTGCCGACCACGGAAAGAAAATGCCCTTGAATCTGTTGGTGCCGTTTTGTGAGCCGACCCACAGATTGTAGAAAATGTTGCCTTCGCCTTTTGCCGTGGACATGCATATGACGCGACCGCCGACGTCGGCAATCGGTTCAATTGACGCCCATGCTTCTTCCGGGTTGGGCAAGAACGCCATTTCGTCAATGATGGCGAGATATACCGATTCACCACGAGCAGGCTCGTTGGCTGACGGTAGCGATTCAATCACTGAGTCGTTGTCAAAGACCATCTTGAGCACGTTGTTTTGCAGCAGTTCGGGACCGCTCTTGCGCATCCAGTCGGGGAGGAACTTGTAGATGTACTTGCTCTTGGAAAGCAGTTTCGTCGCCTCGCGTTCGGTCTTGGACAACATGACGATGAATCTGTCAGGCCAGAAATAGGCAAGCCAGAATGCGAACGCCGCAGCCAAAGTGGAAAAGCCAATCTGACGAGCCTTGAGAACGATTGTGTTGCGCTCACTTAGCCACGCACGAACGGTCTGGATTTGTGCCGGGCGCAAATCAAACTTGATACGACCACGCGACGGATGCTTGATGTAAACAAAGTTTGAACAGAAGTACTCAAACGCTTCAAGCAACTCTTCAACGCCGGCGTCTGCCGGGCCACGGCATTTACGAAAGTTGTACTCGTTAACAAGGTCGTTGAGTTCCATTAATTCCTTTGAATATTAATTGTTAAGCGGTACTAAAATCTAATACACCAGAACCAGAAGTGATTATCGTGCGTCTAAACCCACCACTCGGTGCAGTTGAGTAACCAGATGCTCCGCCACCAACAGTGCAAGTAAATTGTTCTGGATAACGAATAATAACTACTCCGCTTCCACCGTTGCCTGCCCCTTCTCTAAAGTTGTTATTAGCCCCACCACCACCGCCTCCAGTATTTGCGGTTCCGTTTGAGCCAGTGTTTCCATTTCCTCCACCACCAAGTCCTCCTGTTCCTCCTACACCTTGGATATCGCCCGCTCCGCCGCCGCCGCCGCCATAATACGTTGCTGTACCAGTGATGCTATTGCTTACTCCATCTCCACCTTTTCCACCAGTACCCGCGTTACCAACTACTGTTCCATTTGAACCAATTTCTCCAGCTCCGCCGCCGCCTCCTGCGGCATAATCGGTACCGCTCCCAGTGCCATTTCCTCCTGCATAGCCTTGATTGGTTGTTCCGGTTCCGCCAGTTCCAGCTGAACAGCATCCTCCTCCACCTCCTGAACCACCGTTTCCTCCAGTTGTTGAACCACTAGAAGAGGTTCCACCACCACGTCCTCCACCTGTTGCGGTAATTGTAATAAAAGTTGAATCTCCTCCGTTAGTGCTGGGTAATTCTGTACCAACGACTGGGTCAACTCCTCCATCTCCACCAACACCAACCGATACGGAATAATTAGTTTCTATTTCTAATAATAAAGATGATTCGGGTGAACCGCCACCGCCAGTGCTTGTTAAAGAGGAACGAACTCCACCTCCACCTCCGCCGCCTCCAGCTGTTTTTATACCTCCGCCGCCGCCACCGCCAACGACTAGCCAATCAACGACTAGTGGTCCAAGAACCCCAGATGCAACAACTCCAGCTACTGATGGCATTACGGTGTCGCCAAGTCGCCAACAAGAACATAGTTGTTTGAAGAAATGCAAATCAATGTTGCCGCTGAGTATTGTGCACGCAATTTAAGACTTGGTGTTGCGTTGATGGTAACGCTTGATGCCACCACTGTGGTTTGTCCAGCACCAGTTTGTATGATGTCAATTCTCTGACCAGCAGTAAGCCCAGTTGACGAGTTCACGGTAAAGTTATTTGCGCTAGCAACGTTTATCGTGATGAGTTTTCCTGCGTCTCCGGATACCGCTGTATAGGACGCTGTTTTATTGTCAATCGTCTGAGCGGTATTCCACTGACCGGCGGGACCAGTCGGTCCAGTAACTGTAGAAGCGGGGCCGGTTGGTCCTGTCGGACCCGTCGGACCCGT